AATAGCAGCAGTGACCTTACGACGATAAACGTCTTTGATCTCGCCTGCTGATTCTTCGTTAAGGACTGGTGCCCATTTTTGCACCAGAGATTCGTAGTTCAGATCCATTTCTTAATTCTCCTTATAGGTAATGGATTATGGACGATTGATTTTGCGCATAGCAGACAGATACTGTTCCATTGAAGGAGCAACTTCTTCAGAAACAACGTCACCGTCAGTTTCTTCAGTAATTTCTTCTTCGGTCTCTACTGTCGTCTTCGCAAAGAATGACTCTTTGATAGTAGCAACTTTGGACGCAAACTGCTCAGCGTCATCAAAGTCAACACCTTCTACCAGAGAGTAGAACTTTTCTTTCTGAGTATCAGCGAGTTCAGATGCTGCTTCGGCAACGATTGCTGCACGCTTCAGGATCTCAACTTCTTCACTCAGAGAAATTGCATCAGCAGTGGTCTTGTTAAGAGCTTCTTCGAGTTCTTCAACTTGATCTGCTAGATCGTCAACGAGGTCAACCTTGGATTCTGGCACGTCGATGTAAGACTCAACGAACAGATTCTTCAATCCGCTCATAAAGTTCTCAGCAATCTCAGCACGCAGACCAGTTTGGATAGCGACTTTATTGTCTTCCATCCATTGCTCAACCACGTAGTTCAGGTAGGAATCAACCTTCTCGACCAACTCGCTCTTCTGCGCAGCAGTTTCTTCAGCAAGTCGCTCTTCGTAGGATGCTTCGATTCGCTCTACTTCTTCAGAGAGCTTAGATTTCAATGCTGCTTCAAAGATTACAGCAGTTTTTGCCTTAAACTCATCGCTGAGAGTGGCTTCAGACTCGACTAGTGCTTCGAGTTCTTCAGAGTGAGTATCAACTTGTGTTTCCACGAGTTCGTCATTTTCTTCCATATCTACTGATTCACTGTAACTGGCATAAAGTTTATTCATCTCTGATTTAGACATTTTCAACATTTTGTCAGTCATAGCACTAATCATACCTGCTTTGGTCTTTGGCATTGGTTCGCTGTTGCTCTTATCACCTTTACGGGCTTTGGCTTTTGGGCCTTTACCTTCTGCGGCACCTACAGATGCTACTGATTGAGCTTCAGCATTTTTTGGATCGTGAGCTTCTTCGATTTCGTCCTCGTCGAGCTCAACTTCTTGATCTTCGATTTGATCAGTCATGTTTGACTCCTTAATATTGCTGTGTTTTCATTAACGAGAGGAAATTCTTAAACTCACGTACTTGCGTCTCATATAGATCCGCACGTGGAGCGTTTTTAATTTCAGTCTCTATTTTTTCAATTTCTCGAGCTTCAATAATGCCATTATTCCAGACCCAATCTACACCTTCCATAATCCCATTAACAAAAGCATTTGGTGCTGAAGGATCCTGTACAATATCAACTGTATTAAGAATAAAGTCATCCTTGACATACATAGCGCCATTGCGCTGCTCGAGGCTACCCATACCACGAGTTGAGACACCTAGTTGAACACCGCCTTCAAGCAAACCTTTAACGATATTGCCCATTGGAGTATCCAAGATACGCGCCTTCCCCATAACATTACTTCCATCCATTTTGAGTTCAGTAATTTTATGGGATACTTTATCCAAGTTAACAGTTGGTCCATCTGGGTGGTTTAATTCCCCTACCGCCCTGTCCTTGGAAACCTGTTCTGTGACATATTTATTTACGGCTTTTTCCATTATAGCCTTTTCGTATATACGTCCATTCCGATTTTTAGAATCTGCCATGGCGAAGATCCCTTCGATGACATGAGTCTTCGAACCATCTTCCTTTGCTTCAACGACGCACTGAACGTCGGTTTCTGTATATTCAGTAATTAGCTTCATCTAACAATCCTATTACTTATTATTGGTATTATTTATAATAAAATAAATTCTAATCTTTTTATATGATCAATCCTCTTCTTCGAGCTCAGGATCGTCCTCTTCCTCTTCAGATTCTATTTCATCAGCTGCAGCCATAAGTTCTTCGTCTGAAATATCGTCCATTTCATCGTCTTCCTCATCCTCTGCGTCACTAGCGCCATTAAAGATTTGATCTGCCAAGCTTATTTTTTCTTGCTCTAGAGCATCCGCAGTTTTCGCATTCATTAAATCTGCAAAGGTAACACTAGCTTTGCTAAAATCTTGATTTTGTACCTGATCAATAAAATCATCAATATTAACTTCCATTACTAACTCCTATTTCTTAAATGGATAACAGATTCTTGTTTTGGCTGGTCATCATCTTGATTGATCTCTCCAGCTTTCTCTTCTTCACCTATTTGTTTTTTCATATCCTCAATTTCGTCATCGTCAAAATATAGAACATTTTTCATGACCCACTCTTTAGAGAAATACTCGCCAACGTACTGTTGCATATTATCTAGGGTCTGTAGTTTATTCTGTAATATCTCTGCATCTTTTAGTTCGGTGAAATGGTTATCGCGAACATAATTGATGTAAACGTCCTGTTTCCAATTATCCCAATCTTCCTCGGTAATAATGGCCTTCATGATCAATTGCTTTTTCAGGATCTCTGTAAACAACATTGAGAACCGACGTCTTAATCTATCCACAAACTTTTGGAACTTAAGCTCATCACGTGTAATCTCTGTAGCTCTTCCCAGATTAAACTGGGCTTCTGGTTCTAGTCTATTGATTGGAACGTTTAATGATCTATAAAGCTTTTTCTGGAAGTAGAGAATATCATCGATCTGACCTAGATTTTCACCGCCGGGAAGTGTAGTAATCTCTGTACCACGACCACCTTCACGACGTGGTAGCCAAAAGTCTTCAAGCATCGACATATGCTTACGATCGTCTCTGATATTACCCGTGTTGGCATCATATACTAGTTTATTACGGTAACGAGCCATAATGTCTTTCATATATGTCTCTGCTTTACCACGTGGTAAGTTACCTACATCAATATAGAAAATTCTACGCTCTGGTGCTCTAGCAAGCCTGTAAATGACTAGCGAGTCTTCCATCATACGTAATTGGTTAATAGGCTTTAGTGCTTTATGTAGATATGAAACTACTTTTTTTCTGGTCTCGTCTAATAGTCCAGATGTTACATATGACACTGAATCATTACTTAGTTTAATACCCTGGGCTTGCTGACCCGGCTTTTCTTGGTAAATATAAAATTCGTTTACATTTTCAACAAGTGTTGCTCCAGTCTGAGGATCTTTTTTCTTTTTAACCTCCTTGACCTTACGGATCTTAGAGGCATCAATTGGTCTAATCTCTTGGATACCAGCCTTTAGATTCTTTTCATCTACAACTAAGTGATGATACAGTCTACCATCTACGTACCACCTTCTAAAAATATCGTGGCCTAAATCTGTAAATTTTAACATGGAACAGATATGGTCGAACTCTTCAGTCATTACTTTTTTAAGCTGATCACTTAATCCTTCTACCTCATCCAAGACAAGCGAAACCGGTGATCCTTCGTTATTAGTAATAGATTCATTGACAATATCCTCGATTGCTGCATCAACCTCTGGATGGATTGCTACTGCACGATATTGCCTAATATTCTGGTGATTATCTTTTGAATGATCACCTTCTCCTAGGTTAACATATGTTCCATAATGTGAGCCAGAAGCAGTGACGTATCCTGCACCATCATCATCTGTTGGTGGGACAATAGATTGCAACTTTTCTGCGGATTTATCCTTAGCTCTTTTAATCTCAAAGCCGAATAAACGTAATCCAGTATTGTCAGCCATACTTTATCCTAATATTGAAGTGAGCGAGAGACCATTTCTGGTCTCTCTTTTTAGTTATTTATAACTTATGAAGTTGTTGCTGCTTCCCAGTATTGAACTTGGAATTCTACTGTGAATCGTTCGATCTCATCTGTTGCTTGATAGCTAACATCGATCGGACTAATTGCAGTAGGGAAACAACCTCTAAAGTTGTAGGTTTTAATTGATGAGCCGTCTTTATCCAACTGCTCAACAACCAAATCAGCTTCGTAATCTGTAGGATTCGTCAGACCGGTATTTGCACTGTGTGCATTCATACCGTTCATCCAACGCTCCAAAGAATTACGGATGCTGAAGTCAGTATCGTTAATGATAGTTGGTGTCCATACATCAAATGTACGATCACCAGCCATTTTTAATTGACGACCACGGAAAGGAACAATAATTGTACCCATTGTCGACGCTGGTAACTGAGCTGCCTCACATAGGAATGAGGATAGTTCTACGTCACCGTTTGCATAACCCGGGAAGTTGATAGTTGCCTTAAATAAATTAGGGCGGGCACCACCACCGCGAAGCTTTGCTTTAAAATCATCTACGCCTAAAACTGCCATCTTTTATCTCCTTATACCTGTAGTCCAGCGACTTCTTCGAAGTCAACACCAGATCTAACAGCAACAAAGTTTAGAGTGATGTAGTTGATTGAGCGTGCTGGCTTGATGAAGATGTTAGCAACGAACTCGTTTCTATCAATGATAGCTGGAGTGTTGTTTGTCTCATCACATACCACACGGAAGTCTGTAATACCACGACGTCCTTTGATCTCTCTTAGGAACGGTTCTACGATATTCACAAACTCTGCTCTTGTAAACTCATCGTTTAATTCGAACAATGTGTTGCGTGCTGCCAGAGCGATTGCTCTTTCTACGACATTAAATAGACGACGTACATTTACACGATCGAATGCACTTGGTCTATTCATATGTGTTTTATCACCGTAAAGCAAAATACCTTGTCCCGGTAGATTTGCGATTGGGTTAATACCTGCTTTGTACAACGTATCTCTTTGAGATTTAGTTGGTGTATAAGCAAGTGATGTAACACCCAAATATGAACCACGACGTGAACCTGCTGGAGAGAACCATGGAGCTGCATTTGCGTCTGAAGCTGCCATA